CCACCCCCTAACCCATTGTTTTACGGTTCCTTTCTGGCCGAAAACGTATGCTGGGGGGCGCAGCGCGGCATATCGCCAGCGTCAGAGCGATTTTTTTGGGAAGCCACCCCCTCGGGAAGCCACCCCTGAAGCCCATAAATAACACAATAAAACAAACACTTGGCTGGTGGACTCCGGGGTGGATACCCTGGACTCCGGAGTCCAGCTTGAAGCCTGTGAAATCCGCCATGGATTCCACAACCGGAGTCCAGCCCGGAAGCCAGCCAATCCTGCAACAGGACAATCCAAATGACCCTCAGCTTCGCCCCGGAGCGCATCGAGCAATGGCCGCTCGCGCGTTTGCAGCCCTATGCCCGCAATGCCAAGGGGCATGGCGCAGATCAGGTTGCCAAGATCGCCGCCAGCATGGCCGAGTTCGGCTGGACCGTGCCGTGCCTGGTCGCGGAAGATGGCGAACTGATCGCGGGCCATGGCCGGGTGCTGGCCGCCACGCAGCTCGGGCTGACGGAAGCGCCGGTGATCGTTCTCGGCCATTTGACGGAAGCGCAGCGACGGGCTTATCGGATCGCGGACAATAAGCTTACGGAACTTGGCACGTGGGATGAGGCGCTGCTGTCGGCGGAACTGAACGATCTGCTGGCCGAGGATTTCGACCTGTCGCTGGTCGGGTTTTCCGATGGCGAGTTGGACAAGCTGCTGGCCTACGTCCCTGAGGGCGAAGGCGCAGAAGGCGGCGGTGCTAATGTGCCACCGGTCGTGATCCCGGAACCGCCGCGCAACCCGGCGTCGCGCACCGGCGATCTGTGGGTCCTTGGCGAGCACCGGCTGCTGTGCGGTGACAGTACCAGCATTCCAGATGTGCGCCGCCTGATGAACGGCGAGCGCGCGATCCTGTTCGCGACAGACCCGCCTTACCTCGTCGATTACGACGGCTCGAACCATCCGACGCGCAACAAGGACTGGTCGCAATCCTATGGTGTGACCTGGGACGACAGTTCGCAGGGCGCCGAACTTTACGATGGCTTCATCGCAGCGGCGGTCGCCGAAGCCATCGAAGAAAACGCCGCCTGGTATTGCTGGCACGCCTCGCGTCGCCAGGCGATGCTGGAAGCGTGCTGGGAAAAGGTCGGGGCGTTTGTCCATCAGCAGATCATCTGGGTGAAGGACCGCGGGGTTCTGACCCGGTCGCATTACCTGTGGAAACACGAACCCTGCTTCATGGGCTGGATCAGGGGCAATCGCCCGCCGAAGGTGGCCGAGGAAACCCTCGCATCCACTTGGGCTTTGCCCAGCTTCGCCAAGGTTGACCGGCCCGATCATCCCACGCCGAAGCCGCTGGACGCCTTTGGCATCCCGATGCGCCAGCATGTGGCGCGCGGCGGGCTTTGCTACGAGCCGTTCTGCGGCTCCGGCTCGCAGATTATGGCGGGCGAAGCCAACGGGCGACGGGTCTTCGCGATGGAGATCAGCTCGGCTTACATCGATGTCGCCGTCGAACGCTGGCAGGCCGACACGGGGCGCGACGCGATCCTTGATGGCGATGGCCGGACGTTCGCGGCCGTGAAAGCTGAACGGCTGGGCGACAACGCCGAAGCCACTGCAGATGCCCCGGCCCAAATGCCGGACGCAAACGCCGATGCCGAACCGACCCGCAAACGCAAATCCGCAGCCTGAGGCATGCATGACCTGGCTTTACATCCCTCCGGAGGCGCTTCCGGAACCGCAGACGCATGCCTCTTCGGCCTGTCCCTATGTTCCGGCGCAGGTGGGCTCGACCTCGGACTCGCCATCGCCATCCCCGGATATCGTGCTGTGGGCTATGTCGAACGGGAAACCTTCGCCGCAGCCACTCTCGTGGCGCGGATGGAAGATGCGGCCTTGGATCAGGCTGTTGTCTGGGACGACGTTGGAACTTTCGACGGCCGACCATGGCGCGGCGTGGTGGATATCCTCTCAGCCGGGTACCCTTGTCAGCCTTTTTCGGTCGCGGGCAAGCGCCTCGGAGCTGAAGATCCGCGCCACCTCTGGCCGCATGTCGCCCGCATCATCGGCGAAGTCGAACCACCTTTCGTCTTCCTCGAGAATGTCGCCCATCATCTCCGCCTCGGCTTCCCCGAAGTTGCCAGCGGACTGGTCGGCATGGGCTACCGCCTTGCGGCAGGCCTCTTTACAGCGGCGGAAGTCGGTGCGCCCCACAAGCGCGAACGGCTCTTCATCCTCGCCATCCGCGAAGGCGACGAATTGGCCGACCCCGCGCGCCTGCTCTGGGACCCGGTCGAGTGGCGGGAACCGGACGGAAATGATGCGGCTGTGGCCGACGCCCCGCGCCAGTGCCAACGAGAACCGGCAGACGAAGCCGACGCCATCGCAGGAAGCGGGGCAGCACGGGATGAACCTGGCGACGTCGGCAGCGCTGTGGCCGACGCCGCAGACCGACAGTTTCCGCAGCCGGGGTGGCGAGCGGAAAGACGAGAAGGGTCTGGACGGGATGGCGCGCGACTGGCCGACGCCGATGGCGAACGACGGGTGCAAGCCGAGCGCGGGCAATCGCCGGACGGCCGATCTGACCCATGCCAGCCAAATGTGGATGACGCCGACGGCGCGCGACCACAAGGACGGGGCGACGACACTGGCGAACACGCCGGTGAACGGCCTGCTTGGCCGCCAGGTCCTGGTGATGCCGATGGCTGGGAGCGATACCTCCGATGTGCGCCGGACCTTGAACCCGCTGTTCGTCGAGGCGCTGATGGGCTGGCCCACCGGGTGGACCGGCTTCGCCTTTGCGGCAACGGCGTGGTTCCCTTGGTTGCAGCGTATGCGCTGCGAACTCTCGCGGCTGAATTGCTGGCCGATGGATGAGGTGGCGGTGGCATGAAACAGTCACGCGCCATGTCGCTGGTTGAAGCCGCGACGAATGTCGTCGTCGGCTATGCGCTGGCCATCGCGACGCAGATCGTGGTGTTCCCATGGTTCGGGATCGAGACCGGTCTTGCTGAGCACCTGACCATCGGGCTCGCCTTCGTCGGCGTGTCGCTGGTGCGCAGTTATCTGCTGCGGCGGCTGTTCGAGCGAGGGCGAGACGCCCAAGCCGTGGTTGACCTGCTGAAGCGGTGGTGCTTTACGGCCGCTCCGGAAGCAACAGGGCGCGGTGAAGATGAACAACCACCAAGACATCCGTGACAAGTTGATAAAACTCGAGGCGCTCTTCGCGCGCGGGGCGACGCCCGGGGAACGGGCAGCAGCCGGGGCGGCGCTCGGACGGATGCAAGCAAGGTTGGATCTGGCAGGAACCAAGGCCGCTGAGCCAGAAACAGAATTGCAGTATATCCTTCCGGATGTCTGGGCCGTGCGGGTGTTCGTGGCGTTGTGCCGCAAGCATGATGTGAAGCCTTATCGGTACCCTCGTCAGCGGCGGACGACGGTCATGGTGCGGGCCCGCAAGAGTGTTTTCGAGGCGACAATCGCTGCCGAGTTTCAAAGCCTTCATCGGGAACTGACCCGTTATTTCGACGAGATGGTGAACCACCTCATCGCCGATGTCATGAAGTCGGACGGTGACGACGAAACACTGGAGCAGCGCCAGATCGGCCAATAATCAGACTGGCCACGTGAAAGCCGCCGACCGGGTTCGGTCGACGGCGGCAATATGGGCAGTGTTGCGGCCTGAGGTCAGGCTGAAGAAATCTTGTAGCACCGCCCCCGACCGTCGACCTTTTCCGAGGTGATGGTCAGGCCAAGCTTCTTCTTCAGGACCCCGGACATCGATCCACGCACAGTGTGAGGCTCCCAATGAGTGGCTGCCACGATCTCGTCGATGGTCGCGCCGCCGTCGGCACGCAGCATGGCGATCAGCGCCTCCTGTTTGGTGCCTTTGCGCGGGGTCGGAGATATCGGGTCTTGTTGCGGAGCGGCCGCATCGCCGTCAGCGTCGCCAAGCCCGAGTGCCGAATGGGCCAGTTGCGTGGCGCGCAGGGTAAGGGGGCCCGCGTCGTCATGCCGCCAGACCGTGTCGGGATCAGCGGCGGAGATTTCCTCGATCAACCCGCGTTTCAACAGGCTTTTGCAGACATTGCCGACAGCACCGCCCTTGAGGCTGGCGGTGACGGGAAAGATCAGACCGGTTGCACGGGCGCAGGCGGTGGACAGGATGATGGATTGGGCATCGGACAGCTGAATCTGGGTCATCGTCATCTCCGTATCGGGGCGCGCGGGATGCGGGCCCTTCTACGAGGCCAAGCCCCGCAGGGCGGGGCTGGCGCTATGGCGGGGTGCGTTACTCGGCGTGTTCGCCTTCCTTGAAGGCGCTGCCGGTGATCTGGCGCAGCAGGCCCGCGTAATGGTTCAGGGTTCCGACATGGCCCCAGTTGATCTCGTCGGGGTGGGCGTCGAAATGGTCTGCGCTGAGGGCTGTCAGGCGTTCGAGCATCGTGTCGATCTCGACCTTGGCAGCGAGGAAGGCGTCGAGGGCTTTAGAATTGTCGGTGGCGCGGCGGGTCATAGGGTTAGCTCCTTGAGCGAGTCGCATCGTTTTGTTGAGACAATCATCGCTCTGATGGGATGATTATCGTAGTCAATTCAGTGCAATAATATTGCTTTTAGGTCCCTTGGCGCGGTCGGCGGCATCTACCCAGCCACCGTCCTGCCAGAGATAAAGGTGGCACAGCTCGCAGGTCGGATGCGGCAGGATTTGCGGCGCGCGGGGTGGATCGAAACAGTCCAGCGCGTCCGCGCGGACCTGCCGGATTTCCTTTGCGGCGAGGATGTCCTTGGGCGTCCAGCGCGCCAGTGCGGGCAGCATGTGGCTGGGGTAGCCGTCAAAATGGACATAGATATGCGCCCATTCCTCGGGCCCAGTTTGAATGGCGATCTGCGCGCGGGTGCTCATGTTTCTGCTCTCCCTCAGATCAGGTGCAAGCTGGCCAGCACAGCGCTGGCGGCGGCAAGCTGGGTGGTCGGCAGCTCAATCTTGAGATGCGAGATCACGTCCGAGGCTTCGGCGGTGATCCCGTCTTCGCGCAGTGCGGCCTCGATGGCCTCGGCGACGGCGTTCGGGCGCGAGCGGTCGAAGTGTGCAGGAAGCGCTGCATGGTCTATGCGAATGGTTGTAATTGCGGTCATGATCTGGTCTCCGATCCGGGGTGATTTCCTGATCCCAGAATCGCTCCATCGCCGCGTGTAATCAACTCATTTCAAAGCAATATCATTGCTTTATGAAGGATGCGGGGTTCGAGATGCAGGGCATGAGCGAGCGCCAATACGCGGCCCATGTCGGCCTGTCGCGGGGTGCCATCCAGAAAGCCAAGGAGGCGGGGCGGTTGGTTCATCACGCCGATGGGTCGATTGATGCGGCTGCTTCCGATGCGCGGCGGGCTGCGATGACTGATCCGGCAAAGCAGCGTGGCAAAACATCTCCCGTCCCGCCACCCGCATCCAAGCTAAAGCCGGTCCCCGACACCGCGGTATCGGCGGTTGGTGACACCCTGCGCGAGAACGGTCTGGTGCCACCAGTCACAGGTGGCGGCACGACATTCCTGCAGGCCAAGACCGCCAACGAGGTGCTGAAGGCGCAGGAGCGCAAGCTGAAGCTCGCGAAGTTGAAGGGCGAGCTGATCGACCGGGACCGCGCCGTAGGGCTGGTGTTCCGGCTGGCGCGGGAGGAACGCGATGCCTGGGTGACCTGGCCCGCGCGGGCGGCGGCGCTGATGGCGTCGGAACTGGGGGTGATGATCGCGGATCACGGAAGTCTGGAGCCCGTCATGATGCAGAAGGTTCTGGAAGCCCATGTCCGTGCCCAACTCGACAGCCTCGCCGAGGTCCGCATCGACCTTCGCTGAGTCTGAGATCTTTGAAGGTGCAGATCAACTGCTGCGCAGCTGGCGCCGGGGCCTCCGGCCGGACGCCGATCTGACGGTGTCGGAATGGGCCGATACACACCGGATGCTGGGGTCGCGCGCCAGCGCTGAACCCGGCCGCTATCGCACAGCACGCACGCCCTACATGCGCGAGATCATGGACGCGCTGTCGCCAAGTTCCGCCGTCCAGCGCATCGTGTTCATGAAGGCGGCACAGGTCGGCGCAACCGAGGCCGGGAACAACTGGATCGGCTTTGCCATCCACCACGCACCGGGGCCGATGCTGGCGGTGCAGCCGACCGTGGAACTGGCAAAACGCAACTCGCGCCAGCGGATCGACCCGCTGATCGAGGAAAGCCCGGAGTTGCGCGAACGGGTCAAACCAGCGCGGTCGCGGGATGCGGGCAACACGATGCTGTCCAAGGAATTCGCGGGCGGCATCCTGATCATGACCGGGGCGAACTCTGCGGTCGGGCTGCGCTCGACGCCTGCACGTTACATCTTTCTGGACGAGGTCGATGCCTATCCAGCCTCGGCCGACGAGGAAGGCGACCCGGTCAGCCTTGCCGAAGCGCGGACCCTGACCTTTGCCCACCGGCGCAAGGTGTTTCTGGTCTCGACGCCGACAATCCGGGGTCTGAGCCGGATCGAACGCGAATACGAGGCCAGCGATCAGCGCCGGTTTTTCGTGCCATGCCCGCATTGCAGCCAGTTCCAGTGGCTGAAGTTCGAGCGGCTGCGCTGGGAAAAGGAGCGGCCCGAGGCGGCGGCATACCATTGCGAGGGCTGCGACCGCCCCATCGCCGAACATCACAAGACGGCACTGTTGGAGGCTGGCGAATGGCGGGCAACCGCTGTCGCCACCGATCCAGGCACCGTCGGCTATCACCTTTCGGCGCTTTATTCGCCGATCGGCTGGCTCAGCTGGGAGCGGATCGTGCGGGCATGGGAAGCAGCGCAGGGCTCGGATGAGGCAATCCGGGCGTTCAAGAACACGATCCTTGGCGAAACATGGGTGGAGACCGGCGAAGCGCCGGACTGGTCGCGGCTTTATGACCGACGCGAGACATGGAAGCCGGGCATCGTCCCTGCAGGCGGTCTGTTCCTGACCGCCGGGGCCGATGTGCAAAAGGACCGGATCGAGGTCGACGTCTGGGCCTGGGGTCGGGGCGGCACAAGCTGGCTGGTCGATCATATCGTGATCGAAGGCGGCCCGGACCATCAGAGCGCGTGGTCGGAGCTGACGAAGCTTCTTGACCGGACATGGATCCATGCAAACGGCGCGCAGTTGCGGCTGGCCAAGCTGGCCATCGACACCGGCTATGAGGCTCCGGCCGTTTATGCCTGGTCGCGGCGGCAGGGCGTGGCGCAGGTTGCGCCTGTGAAAGGCGTCGAAGGTTTCAATCGTTCCAGCCCGGTCTCGGGCCCGACCTATGTCGATGTGACCGACGCGGGAAAACGCCTGCGCCGGGGCGCGCGGCTCTGGACGGTGGCGGTCTCCACCTTCAAGGCGGAGACCTATCGCCATCTCGGTCTGCCGCGCCCGACGAAGGAGGAATTGGCCGAGGGGACAGCTTATCCACTTGGCACCGTGCATCTGCCCGACTGGGTAGAAAGCGAATGGCTGAAGCAGCTGGTGGCCGAGGAACTGGTCACCGTGCGCACCAAACGCGGCTTCGCCCGGCTCGAATGGCAAAAGCTGCGCGAACGCAACGAGGCGCTAGATTGCCGGGTCTACGCCCGCGCCGCCGCCTGGATCGTCGGCGCTGATCGATGGTCCGAGGCGCGCTGGGTCGATCTGGAGGCGCAGGTGGCAGGGGACGGCAACGGCAACGATGACGGGCCTTATGAGAAGGCCGCAGCCGGATCCATCCGAGCGGTCCGCAGTCCCGCGCGGCGCAGGTCAGTGGCGTCGAACTACATGCGGTGATCAGAAGGCGTTTCCCTGCGCCGACAGTGCCAGTTGGCGGCGCATCTGGCGATCTCGCTTCAGGTACCATTCACGGCTCATGGCCTCAGTCCGTGACGGCAGGCGTTCGGCATAGATCAGGCACCAGACCCGGCCGCGTGTCGATTTTGCGCCTGTCCCGGAGTTATGCTGGACGAGGCGACGATCCAGATCTAGGGCCCAGCCGACATAGGTGCGATAGCCGTCAGGCGCATCACAGCCGAGTACGTAGACGAACCCGGTCATGGCTCTTTTTTACGGCCAGAGCGGCGATGGCTCATCAATGGCCCTCGACGGCGGGCGGCAAAGTTTCCGATGATCATGCGGATATCGCGCTCATCGATATCTTCGGGATCGAAGGATCCATCACTCCATTCGAGCATCTGGTCGTGATCCTCATGCCGGGGATCGGTCACGGCTTCCAGAAACGCCTCGAATCCGCTGATGCCGCCGACATCGTCGGGCGGTGCGCGGCGGGCTCCGCCGACGAAGGCCGGGTAGTCGGTGTTGTCATCGCCCTGCCGGACGCTGTCCAGAATGATGTGATGTCGCCAGTTGTCGCCGAAATCGTAGACGTAAAGGAAGCGATCAACCCCGCGCTCGACCAGCGTCTTGAGGCGGATGCTCTTCGCTTGCAATACCTTGCGGTCCCAGGCGCTGTCGTCGGGATAAGGCTCGCCATAGACTTGGTCGCCGACGACAAATTCGAACATATGCGCGCCCTGCCAGCGCATCGTGACCTGAATGATGTCGTGCAACGCCATCAGGGTGGAAGACAAAGGCACGTCGACTGAGCGCCAGACCAGCGGGTCGGCGCCTTCAAGTTCGATGCGGATGCGGACGACGGGTTCGATCATGGTTGGCGTTGGTTTCCTGCAGCGGCACCTCAAACTTACTGGATAAATCCTCATGCCTACAACCGCAGAGATGAAGACCCGCCGCGAGGCATTGGCGGCACAGCGCTCCAGCGGAGTGGCCCGCGTGAGCTATGATGGCAAGACAGTGGATTACCGCAGCATCGCCGAGATCGACCGGGCCATCGAGGTGCTGGACCGCGAGATCGCAACAGCCGAAGGGCGCAAGATCATTCGGCAGGTGCGCGTGATCACCACCAAGGGGTTGTAACGCATGGGCTGGCTTGATGCCTTTCGCCGCCGGGGAACCGGCGGCCCCACAGCCGTGCGTGCCCGGCTGGAAGGGGCGATGTCGCAGCGAAGGCTGCGTGGTTGGCTGCCGCCCTTGGAGAATATCAACTCGCTGGTCGCCTCGGGTGGTCCGCGTCTGCTGGCGCGGTCGCGCGAGTTGGTGGTGACCAACGGCTATGCGGCGAACGCCTGCGAGGCGTTTGCATCGAACCTGGTGGGCGACGGGATCAAGCCCTCGTCGCTGATCGAGGATCCGGCCCTGCGCGATGAGGTCCAGCGGTTGTGGCTTGCCTGGACCGACGAGGCGGATGCCGATGGGCTGACCGATTTCTACGGCTTGCAAGCCATGGTGGCGCGCGAGATGTTCGTCGCGGGTGAATGCTTTGTGCGGCTGCGGCCGCGTCGCGCGGAGGATGGGCTGCTGGTGCCGATCCAGTTGCAACTGCTGCAATCGGAGATGTTGCCCTTTGAGAAAACTGAAACCGCCGCAAACGGCAATCGCATCCGCTGCGGGATCGAGTTCGACCTGATCGGGCGACGCCAAGCCTATCACTTCCGCCGCCGCCATCCCGGCGATAGCACCGATCAGGGCGTATTCGCGTCCGAGACGGTACGTGTTCCGGCCGGGGACGTGCTGCACATCTATCGGCCCATTGACGCAGGCCAAATCCGGGGTCTGCCGCATGTTGCCCCTGCGATGGTTCGGCTGTTCCTGCTCGACCAATATGACGACGCCGAACTCGACCGGAAGAAGACGGCGGCGATGTTCGCGGGCTTCATCACCAAGACCGCGCCCGAAGAACAGTTGATGGGCGAGATCGAGGCGACCGACGATAGCGGTGCGACTGTCAGCCTTGAACCGGGCACGTTGCAGGTGCTGCTTGTCTTATCCTGAACGCGGCTCTTGGGGTATTAGGGAGCCACTGCCCGCCACTCCATTTATGGCGGGCAGTGGCGGCGGTTGGATCGCAAGCAGCTGGGTCGTGATGGACCGTTCGGAAGTTTG